TCGCGCTCTTCTTATAGGGGAACTTGAGCAAACCGGGAACCGCGGTTCTGTTTGCGTCGCGGAAGAGAGGAGAAACGAGGGAAATCGCCTCCATAAGCGCGGTGTTAATGTCGGTAGGGATAAACAAACCGCCGTTGTTTACGCCGTCAGCGTCAGCGGAGGGCGCGGAGAACTCGGTCGCGGTAGTTGTGATCGCGGTCTCGAGGGCTCTCTGTTCTACGGGGGAGAGAGCGCGTCTCATAAGGGTTTTAGCCCACGCGGTACGGTATTCGGGAGTAGAGAGTACGGTCTCGCGGGAGAAGGTAATCTCGCTCGATCTGTTGTTTGCGGGTGCGGCGGGGTTTGCTACGGGGTTCGTAGGTACGGTTCCGTCGCCGATACCCTCAATAATTCTCTTTCTCTGCTCGAGGGAGTTATACTCGGCGTCGAGGTCGCGAACCTCGGTCTCGAGGGCGGGAAGATCCACCTCGGCGGATCTCTGCTCAAGCTGTGCGCGAATTTCAGCCTTTCGCGCCTTGATTTCGTTCATTCTCTTAATGATTTCGTGCATTTTTTGATTTTCCTTTCTGTGTGTTAAAGTAAAGTTTTGATAATGAGCTCTTGTCTGCGGCGCTCTTGCTCCAAAAGCTGAACCTCTTTTTTGTACTCCTCCTCAAAGAAGCTCCTCGCGGAAATTGATGTTTGCTCGTAGGCGGGGAACGTTACCGCCGAGACGTCGTAAAGCTTCTTGACGCGGATAATTGTTCGCGTTCTCGTCTCTTCGTCGTAGCTCGATTCGGCAATCGTGAAAGAAAAGCTCATTTTGTCAATTCTTCCCGCCTTTATATCCCCGTAAAGCTGACGGTGCCTCTCGTCCGTTCCGTCAAGAATCGCCTCAATATCGAACGTGTCTCCCACGCTATAATTAAGCGATCCGTTTTTGTTGCGGGCGTAAGGTGTTAGCTCGTGGTTCAAATTAAAAATAAAATCGCTCATATCCGCTTTATCAAAAGCTCCGCGGGCGATCTTCTCGTAGAATTTGATTCCGTCATACTCGTATAAACAAGTAGGCGTATCGAAAACGACGGGGGTTCCGCGAATTATGAGCTTGTTTTCTTCCTCGGTGCTCTCCCCGAGGTTGTATGTACCGAAAGAACGGTATTCTCTCTCTTTAGGCTTGAATGGCATTATTCGTTTTCTCCTTCTCCCTCTCCGGGTGTGGTTTCTTCGCCGTCTTTAGGAGGCTCGGCGGGTTCCTTTGGAGGTTCGTCTCCGAGTTGGTATTGATCCGCTTTATCTGCGTTTACGACGTTGAGCGTTTGCACTCTGCGGCGACCTTCCTCTCCTCCGATCGGAGGATAGCCGATCGTCGTGAGAGCTTGATCGAGCGAAAGAGCGCCAATGTCAGCGAGATATTTTACGGCGGCGAGGCGGTCGGGGAGCTTTGCGTATTCGAGCGTATTTATGTCCGCGTCGATTTGATTCCCGAACCCTCTCTCTTTGTGCGTAAAGAGGCAATTTGTGAGCGCTTGCGAGAGCTGAACAAAGAACGGGCGAAGTTCTCCTATGTAAAAGTCGGATTCTTCCTCCGGCGTCGCCTTGTTGGTTACGATCTTGTCGTTTGTGCCGAAATATTCGTGAATGGAATCTCTAACATAGGCGAGCTGTTTATCCGGGATAGGCGTCGTCTTGTCCGTCATAGGCGTATATTTGTATCGGTTATCCGTTACAATAACGCCGGAGCCGTTATTTTCGAGGGAAAGGTTATCTCGGATAAATTCCTCGCGGCGCTTTCGGAGATCCTCGTTCTTTACTCCGCCTTGAACCTCGAGCGTACCGCGAATAACGGATACGAGCTCCGCGAATTTGCTCATACTTTGATTGAATGTGTTCGCGGTCTCGAGTACCGGTGTCAAAGGATTGTTTCCGGAGGGGAAAATATCGTGATCGAGAAAATGCTTTCCGACGAAAGCGACGTCGGTTATCGGGAGCGCGTATTGTTTTCCGCTCGCGAATCTAAACAAAACGAAAATCTCGCCTTGATATTCTTTGAGTTCAAGCGCTCTCGCGTTGATGTTGTAAATCTCCTTGAGCTTTCCGGTGAACTCGTCCCAAATCGGAAAAACGCAAGCGTAATTATATACTTTGTAATTCGCCGCGCAACGATAATAGAAGCTGTACGCCGTATTATACGGATTCGGGCGGAATTGCAAAATTCGATTTATCTCGTCGTTTACCTCGACGGCTTTTCCGTCGTTCATTCTTACGTGTTTCGGCTTCACGACCGCCGCTCGACGAGAGAAAGCGTCAACCGAGGCTCTTACTTTGTCGTCCGCCCACGCATTACCCGAGAACGGCGTAAAGGTGCTCGTATAACTGTTTAAGAGTTGGAATGTTGAGAGGCTTCGCGGCGATTCTTTTTTACCGAAAATTTTTTCAAATAGTCCCATTTTGATTTTTACCCCACAAAATACATATAATTTTCGTAGTCCCGAACATAAACCACCCAAGCGTTAAGGAGCGATACCGCGCCGTCGATTCGTCTTTTATCGGTGATCTTTTTCGGTTCGATATTATTCAAGCCCGATTTTTTGGCGGCGGTATTCGATAAGCACCATTTCAAAACGGGATTGTTGTTATAATTTACTTTATGAGCCGCAATCGCGGCGCCCATTTCTCGCATAGGTTGAGACCACGTAAAGGCGCCTTGCGCTACTTGCTCCATAACGAAATTATTATTTTTCATTTCCTCCACCCAATACCCGGCGAGAGCGCGGTCGTAACCGATTTTTGTGGGCGTTATTTGCCACTCGTCGCGCATTTTTACAAACCAAGCCGTAACGTCCGAGTAATTGACGCGGTTTCCGGAGCATATTGTAAGGAGCCCTCTCTTTTCCCATATTCGATAGGGCGCCTCGTTTGTGTTTTTGTCCTCGAGGTGCTCGACGCGAGTTTCCGGGAGGAAATATTGTTGCAATACATAGACGGTCTCGTCTCCCGGCTTTCGTATGAGAAGCGTCGCCGCCGTTAAGTCGGTAGTAGCGGAGAGGTCGCAACCTCCGATCGCGTATGTATTGTAAACGTCCTCGAGTGTAAATGTCGCGGTGTTGTTGATTTCCTCGAATGATAACCAAGATTCCGAGCTATTCTCTCGGACGTTGAAATCCTTACAGAGAACACCCGGGAGATCCGCGGGATTGTTTTTAGCCCTCTCGACAAAAGCGGCGAGGGTTTTATATTGCTTGATAACTCCGAGACCGGGATTCGCTTTGATCCACATTTCCGGGTTAGTCCACTCCTCGCGGGCGTCGAGTTCGTAGAGTACGGGGAGGAAAAGAGGATCCTCGATAATACCGTCGGCAACGTCGCAAGCGTATTTATACATATCGTCGAAGATACATTCGCGAACGGTTCCGGCTGTCGTAATCATAACGACAAGAGGTTGACGTCGGCTCGAAATGGATTGTTTCATAACCTCGTAAAGGTTACGATCTCGTATCGCGTGGAGCTCGTCAATAATTACGCCGTGAGCGTTTAAGCCGTCAAGGGTATTTGAATCGGAGGCGAGAGCCTCGAAAATAGAAGATGTAAGGGGGAAATATACGTCGTTGCGGCGCTTTTTTAGGATCGCGCGGAGTTCCGGGCTTTGCTTTATCATATTGACAGCCTCGGTCAAAACCTTTTTCGCTTGATCCTTTTTTGTTGCAACGGAATATATTTCGGCGGCGCCCTCTCCGTCCGCGATAAGCATATAAAGCGCGATTCCGGATAGGAGGGTAGATTTACCGTTTTTTCGTCCACACAAAAACAGAGTTTCGCGGAACCTACGGAACCCCGTCTCTTTCTCGATAAAACCGAAAAGCGCTTGAATAAAAGCCTTTTGGAAAAGCTCGAGTTTAAGCGGGGCGCCGAGAGCGCCTTGAGATTGTTTACAAAACGTCTCGATAAAGATAATCGGACGCTCGCCGAGTTCCTCGTCGAAATAATACGGGGAATTTTCTTTCGGGTTTCGTATCTCCTCGGCGAGGCGGGAGTATATCGCTCGAACGCGGCGGCTCGTTACGATTTCGCCGCGTTCGATTTTGGAATAATACTCCTCTATGAAATTCACTTTTTGCCCGCCGTTTTTCCTCCCGTTACGAACGTCAATATAGCCTCGCCCGCGGCTTTGGCGTCGTTGTTAGGAAGGAGTTCGAGGAGCTGTTTTAATAGCGAGGTGTAGCTTTTTATCGTCGTATTATAGCTCTTTAAGGCGGGATTTTCGCGCCTTATTTTCTGTTTTCCTTGCTCGAAAAGCTCGATAACGTCGCCCTTTGCGATCTCCTCGGAAAGCCGCTCGAGTATGATTTGAGATACCGCGAGTTGGTGGATCGGCTCGGAGAGGAATTTCTTTTTTTCTTCATCTAATGTCGCAAAAAAAGTCTTTAATTTTTTCTCCGCTTTTTTGATCCGCTCTTCTATCGGTAAATCCGAGTTATTCGTTTTTCCTTTTGCCATTTTTAGCCCCTCCTTTCTCTGTAACCCCCCCTCTATGTACGCCCGGGGCGGTCATAAAAGGGGCTCTCCGTCGGTTCTTGAAATTCAAAAATCGAAAATCAATACCGGGGGGATATATTCTCGCTATTCTTCGTCCGATAGCTCTTTGATTTCGATAGCCGCAACGTTTAGAGGATTGATAATCAATCTTGAACCCTCTACCGTATCGACGGCGACATACCCTCTCTCAAGAGCCGAGGTAAGCACCTCTATAAAGTTCTCCGACGTCTTGTTTATGGTGTAAACAATAGCGCCTTGCGCTGTGTAAATTGTAAGCTCTAACATTACGAAAGCTCGCTCCTTTCTACGAGGTTTCCGTCCTCGTCAAATACGAGCCCGCTATGTGTGAGGCTTTCGGAATCCCGCTCTACGTGTGGCGTGTCGTATATAGAGGCGTCGTTCGGAGCTATGTCTCCGTCCTCGTCAAACATAAGCTCTCCGTCTAAAGGATCCTCTCCGTTGTGTTCTACGGAATGGCACTTATCGCAAAGCGTCTCTAATAGATCCTCGTTAAGCGATATAAACGGATCGTCTATGTTTTCCGGTGTGAGCCATACTTTGTGATGTACTATTTTTCCGGGCTTTCCACACCGAACACATATACAGAAATCGCGGTCGTAAAATACATAGTGTCGTAGCTTTCGCCAAGCCTTCGACTTATAGAATTTTTCCGCAAAGTCTCTCATATACCGGCTCCCACCCCTCGCCCCTTGCGTGATATATATTACCCAAGCCCACGCAAAAAGCGGAACTCTAACGAGCCCCGCTTCTTACGTAGTTTTTCACGGTATTATAATAACACATAAAAAGCAAGGTTTGAAGGTATTATTTTTTACCGCCGCTCTCGGAGGCTCTCGCGAGCGCTCCGTAGCAGAGGATCGAATAGGTCGCTATTCCTTTGTTGCGAATGTTATAGACGGTCTTTTCGCTCTCTACGAAAATGCGCTCGGCGATTTTCTCCGCCGAAAGCTTGTCTATGTAAAAGAGCCTTAATACCGTTCTTTGCTCCTCGGGAACCTCTTCGAGGATCCCTTCGATTTCGCGAATCTTGTCCTTTGTGGCGTTGATCTCCGCTTGCGTTTCGGCAATAGCGCAAAGCTCGCCGAGCGTGTCGTTTACGTGGTGCGAATCTACGTAGGGCTTCGAGAAATCGACGCCTCCGGGCTCTTTTGGAGCGCCCGCCGCTATAAGCCGATCGAGGCGCCTTTGCAAAATCGGGAGCGATTTTTGAAGCAAAGGCAAGCTCGAAATTTCACGCTCCGCGGCTCTAAAATAGTCAATATTCATTTTGATTTCCTCCTCAAGTATTTTTCTATTTCTCCCGCGGCTTCACGCCAACCGTAGCACGTGATCGCTTTGTAGCCTTGCTCCTTTAGGCGCTCGAGCCATTTCTTTTGATCTTTCGTCGGTTTGTTGTCGCCGTATTTGAGTTCGATATATAACCCGTGAAATTCCGCTCGCGGAACCGGGAGAACAATATCCGGAACGCCGGGCTTCACGCCTTGACGCTTTAGCTTTGCCGCCTCGTATTTATTTCGGCGCCCTCCGTTCGGTACGTGGTATAAGAGTTCGAGTTCCGGGAAGGATCCGAGCTGATAATTCGCCCACGTAAACAAAGCCTCTTGTTCTGCCGCCTCCCATTGAACGCGAGGCGCGGCTCTTGCTCGAGGCTCGGGTTCTCCGAGCCCGTATTTTTCTCTACACTCGAGGCAAAATTTAGCCCCGCTCTCTGTTGCGAGAGGTTTTCCGCATATCGCGCAAATTTCGCTATTCATTTCGTCGCCGTTCCCTCCGTTTTCGTGTATTTGCGAACCGAGATCCGTCTCGGTATAGCTTGACGTGTAAATAATAACCTCCGTTCACCTCGTTATAAAACGGGCGAACCTCGGAAAGCCGATAACCTTCATATAGACGCTCGAACGGTTCTCGGCTTTCCGATTCTATCGTCGCGAGTTCTTTTACCTTTTTTTGAGACAATTTTCCGTCTCTGTCTTTTGGCGGAGGTATAACGAGATTTCTTGATCCGCTCCACCTCTTACCGAACGGGAGTTCTCCTTGATGTGCCGTAAATTGTCGAGCTATATACCGCGCGAGACCTTCTACGCCGTTCTCGTTGAATTGTAAGCGCTTCGAGTTTGCGTAGCCATACCCCCACAATTCCTCAAGCTCCGAGCGATCGACGCCTCCGGTCATTGTAATATGCACGTGAAAACGCGTTCCTTCAAAACCTCCCGACGGGACTACGACGTACTTAAATTCCGGTAGCCCGAGCTTTGCGCGTAGTCGCTTAACCCTACGCAAATAATTTTGATAGTCTCTCGTTACCTCTTCGGGCGTTTCGGGGAGGTTTTCGTCGCTGTATGTAAGATGTATTTCGAGATCGTCGAGCGTAAAATTCTCGTTCAAAATGCGTATGAGCTTTTGCTCTGCGTTGTGTTGGTTTAGCTTTGCTTGAACCTCGCTCGTAGGCTTCGCTTTTTTACCTCTCCCGTTTTGCTTCTTGAAAACGGGGAAAATATCTACCTCCAAATAGTCGCCGCAATAATAACGGCGTTCGCGATATAAACACCTCATTTTCAAATACCGAGATCGTGTTTTACGAGGTTCGTATAGTGAGCCTCGAACTCAAAAACGGAATTATAAAGAGCTGTGCGGAGGTAGGCGCGTTTATTCTTTACTAAATCCGTTTGATCGTGGAAATTTGAGTGAACGAGCCGCAAGTGCTCGAGCGTGAGTTCTCCGAAAATTTCTTGAACGAGATAGGCGTCGAGGATTTCGTCGGAAATCTTGACTTTTGAATCGGGATCTATAATATAGACCTCCGCTATGATGTAGCAAAGCTCGCGGAGTGCGTCTTTCTCTCCAATGTCCGAACAGTTGAGCTCGACTTGTTGAGCCGCTCGGCGGAACGCCTCGCGGAAAGACGGACGGACGGGACGGGACGGACGATCCACAAAAGAGGAATTATTTATTTTTTGATTTTGATTTGACATATATTTCTCACTTTCTCCGAGGGCTCTCTTTGGTCGTTGAGTTAATATTGAATACGAGCCTAAAAAGAGCCGCGGCTCTTGCGTTATTTTCTATTGACATTTTCACGCTTTCGTGATATAATATATAAGGTAGTAGTTTTCACGAAAGCGAAAGCTATTTGAGGGCGGTTCCGGTGCTAACGGAGCCGCCCTTCTTTTGTGCTCCTTACTCGATATTTTCCTCGAGTGCTAATTGCTCGGGCTCCTCGTTTTCGTCGCTGTGGAGCCCTTTGTTTTCGGCGGCAACCGCCGAGAGCTTGTATATCGTTTCGAGTTCCGCTACAAACTCCTTTGTTATAATGTCATACGGGAGAATGATTCCCGTTAAGAGAAAACCTTCTTTCACGGCGATATAAACGCCGCCGCGGGGAGTGTATCTCTCGTAAAGCTGAACTCCGTTCTCGGCGTCCGAAAACGGCTTGAGATATTTTTCGTTGATGTAGATAATTCCGAGGGAGGTCTTTATAGGAGCGAGGATTCTCCCTCTCGCATAAATTGAAATATTACCGAACTCGAGCGGCGTTTCCGTAGCGGTAGCGTCCGCGAAGGAAAGAGCCTCCGGGAGTTGGTATTTGTGCTCAAAATGGATCTTTTCTTGTTTCTTTTCGGGAATATCAAAGAGAGCGAATACGTTTTCCTCTTCCATTTCGGGGAGGTTATAGAGCGGGTAAAAGGCGCCGCCGTCGCTGATCCATTGAACCGAGGCACCGGGCGCCGAGAATAGCTCTATTCTTTTGGCGCTTTTGCATATCTGCTGTATTGAAGCGATTTTCATATTTCCCATTCCTCCTCTACTTTCATATCGCGAAATCTTACCTCCGAGGGCTTTACCTCTCGAATCTCGCCGCCCTCGAGTTCTACGATCGCGAGCGTTTCTTTTTGCGCGATCATTTCGGTACCATACGGCAAATACGGGTAGCTTTCTTTTACCGCTTTAACGCGAGCGGAGAGTTCCTTTTGCGGGATCGCCATTGAAATTTTGACGATAGGCGTTATCTTTTCGATCCAACGGTGAAAGAGCGCTCTCTTTCCGCCCACAATACACGGGCGGAGCCTTACTTTTATCATAACTCCGCCTCCTTTGCGATTTTTTTTACTGCGGCGGTCGCGGATTTTAAGGCGTCAGCGGCAACCGCCGAGGCTTCACCGAGCGCCATAATGCCGCGTAGCGGGCACCATTTAGGCGAGGTTCGTCCCTCTCCTACGAAAATTTGCTTTCCGCCCATTCGTTCGCAAGAGAAAACGACCTTTCCGACGGCTACCTCTGTTCTTTTACAAGATTTACAGCTCTTACAATGCGGCACTTTTGCCGGGCGAGTGTTTCCGGGATTCTTACGGAAATTATCGTATTCGGTTCGGAGAATGTTGTAGGCGAGTTCCGCCGCCTCGAGCTTCGCCGAGAGGTCGTCCCTCTCGGCTGTGATGTTTGTTACGTTTTCCTCGAGCTTCGCTACGCGATCGAGGAGATCTTTACAAAAGATCCTTTGAATGAGATTTTTAAGCTTCATTATGTAGCCTCCGATTTTGTTTTTTCGTTGAGTTTTTCGAGGCGCTCTTTTACTAACCACTCGGGCGCCTTCCAATCAATAACCGAGGTTTTGCTATATTCGGCGTGAGTGATACTGTTCGCTTTTAGATCGTGGAGTATAATCGCCTCGCGTGGTTTCTCGCCGGGCTCGTGTATGTGTTCGAGCCCGTAGGCGTAATAGCTGATTCCGCCGCTCTCGCAAATAGAATTGAATTGAACGGCGAGAAAAGCTTCGTTCTTTGTCATAAAACGACCTCCTTAAAACGGGAGATTTTCGTCCGGTGGTATCTCTTCAAAATTCGGCTCCGTGGAGGAGAGGGCGGGAGAGGGGACGGAGGAGGCGCTTTCACAAAAACTCGTAGATTTTACGTTAATCTCGATCGCGGTTCGTTTCTTCTCCTCTTTGTCGGTATATTTGCGGCTTTGGAGTTCGCCGCGAATAGCGATCATTTTTCCTTTTCCGAAATACCGGGAAATGTGCTCGGCTGTTTCTCTCCAAGCTACGCAAGGGAGAAAATCGGTTATTTCCTTCGTTCGATATACCGCTATCGTGAAATAACAAACGGATACGCCCTCTCGCGTTTGCTTTAGCTCTACGTCGGACGTGAGCCGTCCTACCTCTACTACAACGTTCATTCGGCACCCTCCGCGATCTCTCCGCCGCAAGCGATATAACCCGCGGCGTCGATCCAAGAATCCGCCTTTTGTGTCCCGGTTGCAATTCGAGCAATTTTGAAAAGAGCCATAAGAGCCGCAACGTCGGCGCCGTTGATATTGATTTCGGCGCCGGGATTCGTCGCCTTGAGGTAAGTCTCCCATAGTTCGGCAATAACGCCGAAGCTATTTTCGGGAGTTCCGTACTGTTGATCGCGGTCGCCGCATACGCATTTTTTAGCCGCGGCGAGAATTTCTTCTCTTGTCATAATTTCCTCCTTGAAATTCTTTGTTCTGCTATATCGCAATATTCTTTTACAATATCAAAACCGATATAATGGCGATCGTTAATAATAGCGGCTTCTCCTACGGTTCCGCTCCCCATAAACGGATCGAGAATAACGTCGCCCACGCCCGAGTAATACTTAATAGCCATTTCCGGAATTTCCGCGGGGAACGGCGCCGTATGCCCGAGAGTGTTTTTGCCTTTGCAATTCGTTTTTATTACGGGAGCTATTTTTACAATATCACGGCGCCAAGCTTGAGAAAGTTCTTTCGGAATTTGATTCTCGGGCTTTTGGTAATCGGTCATCATAACACTACGTGCCGAGAAACGTTTTCCTCTGCCGTGAGCTGATTTTGTAGGACAATTCGGGTTTTTACATTCCCACGATTGAACGCCTATCGCCGTACAGCTATTCGATTGTGTGATTGTTTCTCCGCAATCCGGGCACGGGATTTTGTTTTTGTCGAGTTCGTGTTTCGCAAAAATCAAAATATGCTCGTAGCAATTCACCGGGTATTGATAAAATGGGAACGGCGGATTTCCTAAATGTCTTTTTGTTTGCGGTTCTCCTTTGTCCCATATAAAATCGTCTATGTATTGAAAACCGATCCGCTCAAGCATATTTACAAAATAAGCTCCGAGCGGTAATTTTCTTACCGCCCATTTGCTCGCGCCGGTTTTACAAGTAATATCCCCTACATTTACGACGGCGTATCGGTGATTTTTGAGAACTCTATAAACGGCTGTAAACGCCCTCTCCATATCGTCGATATACGCCTCTACGCTTTCCCATTGAGAATAGTCTCGAGCGTTATAATACGGAGGGCTCGTTATCATTAAGTCGATAGAGCGATCCGGTAATAGATTCATTCCCTCAACACAATCAATATTGTATATTTGATCTATGTCGAGCATATCTTACCTCCCGGAAGATCCGAAGCCGCCCTCGCCGCGCTCCGATTCGGAGAGCTCGTCCACGAGTTCGAGTTCGGGTGTAAGGATCGGCAAAATAACAAGCTGTGAAATCTTGTCTCCCGCTTTTACGCGGTAATCGGTTCCGGAATGATTGTAGAGCTTTACTTTGATAGCGCCGGTATAACCTACGTCGATAACGCCCTCTCCCGTGATTCCGTGTTTTACGTTGAGCCCGCTTTTTGATTTCAAGAAGCCGACAGTTCCGAGAGGGAGTTCGATATGTACGCCCGTATTAAATTCGGCGCTTTCCTTTGCGGAGATAATTTGATCCTCCATAGAGTAAAGGTCGAGCCCCGCGTCGGTGCTGTGCGCTCTCGTGGGGGGCTTCGCTCCTTCGTCGAGTTTGATTTTGATTCTCGATTTATTCGAGGGCTCGTCCGCGCCCTCTGTACGCCTATCGGCGTAGATTTCCGATTCCGGATTGAACAGACAAGCGGCGGCGGCTCCGAGGGAATGGGTCGCGTCGAGGCCGTACAACGTCCCGCCGGTGTACACGACGCGCTCGTAGTTGGCGTACGAGGGGAGAGTGCTATA